TCGCTGACATAGAACAGAAAGCCTGGACTGAAGTATTGAGACCCACACTATCAGACACTGGAGGCGGTGCCTTATTTTGCGGGACACCTAAAGGCATTGGCAACTGGGCATATGATCTATTCCAACATTCAAAGATAGACATTGACAACTGGGCCAGCTTCCAATATACTACTATAGATGGTGGACAAGTGCCATCAAAAGAAATAGATCAGGCCAAGGCTGACCTAGATGAAAGGACATTCAGACAGGAATACGAAGCCAGCTTTGAAACATACAGTGGTCAAGTGTATTACAACTATGGTGCACACACCATATGGAGAGAAAAGATAGAGATACCCAAGAACATTATGATAGGAATGGACTTTAACATATCACCAATGAGTGCCTGTGTGGCAACAATGACAGACAAGGGCATAGTGATATTTGATGAGATAGCCATATGGGGTTCAAACACAGATGAGATGGTGCAAGAAATAAAAAGCAAGTATCCCAACCATCAGATCACTATCTACCCAGATAGTGCCAGTAGACAAAGGAAAACAAGTGCAGGTGGTAGGACTGACCTAAGCATATTACAGAATGCAGGCTTCAGATGTTTGACTAGACCCACCAACCCAGCCATAAGAGATAGGGTCAATGCAGTCAATAGTGCATTGAAGTCACACAATGGCAAACAGAAACTATGGGTCACTCACAACTGTAAGAATGTGATCAAGAGCTTGAGCAGGATGATATACAAGGAAGGAACCAGTCAGATAGCTGACTCAGATAACCTTTCGCATATGGCAGATGCACTGGGATATATGGTAGAACATTTATTTCCTGTTAAAAGAAATAGCATAAATAATAGCAAACTACAAACTTGGTCAATGCTTACAAATAATTAAGGACACTTAGATGGCAACAATAGATGATGCTTTTGATATTGAATACAGAATAGAATATTACGGCCTTAAAGTTCATTCAGATTGGAAAAAGAACATTAAAAGATGGCACTATTACAGTGACAGTTTCAATGGCGGGAATGACTACAGACAAGGTCAATATCTAGTGAAATATGTATTGGAATCAAATGAAGAATACGACAACAGAATTAAAAACACACCCTTAGACAACCACTGTAAGTCAGTGGTAGAGACTTTCAACAGTTTCTTATTCAGAAAACCACCAATCAGAGATTATGGTGCTATAAGCAATGACCCTGCATTAGACCCTTTCTTGAATGACTGTGATCTAGATGGTAGAAGCTTTGATGCTTTTATGAGAGATTGTAGCACATATAGTTCAGTGTATGGACACATATGGGTTATGGTGGACAAACCCAACACACAGGTGGCCACAAGGGCGGAAGAACTACAACAGAACATAAGACCATATGTTTCAATCATAACACCAGAAAATGTTATTGATTGGGGCTATGAAAGACAACCCAACGGTGTCTACAGTTTGACATATCTTACTATGTTAGATGGTATGGACGACAAAGCAGTATATTTTAGAACCATAACAAAGACAGAGACAACCGTATACAAGAAAAGTGGGCAAATGAAAAACGATATGCAAGTGCTAGATGTATTTGCAAATCCAATTGGTATGGTTCCTTGCATTCCAGTATATGCAGGTAGATCAGAGACAAAAGGTATTGGTGTATCAGACATATCAGATATAGCTGACACACAAAGAGCAATATACAATGAGTTGAGTGAATTAGAACAACTTATTAGAGTTTCCAATCATCCAAGTCTAGTTAAAACAAGCAACACACAGGCCTCTGCAGGAGCTGGTGCTGTCATAGACTTGCCAGATGACTTGGACCCCAACCTAAAACCTTTCTTGTTAGAACCTAGTGGTTCAGGTATAACACAGATTATATCCAGCATCAATGAAAAGACTGATAGCATAAACAGGATGGCCAATATGGGTGGGGTGAGATCAACCACATCAAGGACTATGTCAGGTGTAGCACTACAGACAGAATTTCAATTGTTGAATGCTAGGCTATCACAGAAAGCAGATCTATTAGAACTTGCGGAAGAACAGATATGGAGAATATGGGCCTTGTGGCAGAACAGCTCATATGATGGTGTGATAGATTATCCAGATTCATTCAATATACACGACAAAGAAAACACGATAGCACTATTGAAACAGGCAAAAGAAACACAACCAGCCAATCAAAAATTACTACAACACATTGATATTATGTTGGCAGAAGCATTGATCAAAGATGAGGACATACTAGATGAAGTCAAAGCTGATCAACAAGCGACCCAACAACCAGTTTCCACTCTAGAGGGACAGAGCGGAGAGATGACCCACCCACCTATGACTTCAGTGGCAGACCTAGTCAGTCATATGAGAGAAATGGTGGAGCAGGGTTATACAAATGAGCAGATAATAGAACTACACCCAGAAATGGCACAGTTCTTTAACACAGAGGGACAAGCAGATGCATAAAGGTAAAAAACACGACAAGAAAAAGAAGTCAATGAAATCAGGTAAGAAATCAGGTGGTAGAAAGAAAAGATCAAGAGGTTAATTGGTTAGATTACTTCAAATCAATTGCTGATGTGTGTCCGTGGAGTCTAGACAGCTATATGGCTGGCAAGATATTGTTTATAGAATACGATCCAACAATCATAGCACAGAATGACATACAATGGGATGATGATGTGGCAGATGCCATAGTCTACACCAATGCACCAGATGACATAGACCAATTAGACGATGAAGTGTATGATCTAAACCAAGATGATTCATCACCTTGCATATACTTTTTCAGTCACCCAGAATTTACCAAGGGTAAATTTAAAAGCTCACCTACTCCAATAATCATTCAACAGAGTAGATACAACTTGGAGCAAATAAGAAGTGAGCGGAAACACTAATAAATACAACATACAACAATATGTTGGAGTTAAACTTATAAACTTAAAAAAAGGAGTATACGATGAGTGAAACGGAAAATAAAATAGAAAACACTGAGCCAACTCAGGCTCCAGTAGAAGCAGAAGCATCAGCTGAAGCGACAACTGAATCAGAGGCAAAGGCTTTTACACAGGCGGACTTAGACAAGATCGTTGCGGACAGAATCGCTAGAGAGCGAAGAAAGTTTGAAAAGAAATATGAAGGAATTGATCCAGATTATTACAGCGAATTAGCTAATAAGGCTGAAAAGGAAAAACAAGATAAACTCAAAGCAAAGGGTGAGTTTGAACAGATTTTAAAAGACAGTATGTCTAAGAAAGATGCACAAATAAACGGTTTGCTTACTCAAGTGAAAACTATCAAGGTAGATGGTTCATTGCTTGATGCGGCTAGTAAATTTAAAGCTGTGAATCCAGGCCAAGTGGCGACACTGGTCAAGGACCAAGTTAAAATGAACGAAGCTGGTGATGTTGAGATTGTTGATCCTAAGTCAGGACAAGTGAGATACAATGATAAGGGCGAACATATTACGGTATCAGATCTTGTTGGCGAATTTTTAACGGCAAACCCACATTTTGTCAGTGCCACTCCGTCAGGATCTGGTTCTACAAGTAAGATAGGTGATGTAGCTGGTAGCGGTGAAAAAGTTGATATAACAAAACTAGATATGTCCAACCCAGACGATAGGCAGAAATATGCTGATTATCGTAAAAAGGCTGGACTTGCATAATAGAAAAGGAAAATAAATTATGGCAAACTCAACAACTACTACATTAAATGACCTTATTTCACCAATGGTGGCAGAGGCTTTATTTGTAGCAAACGAAAGATCCATTATGAGAGGTTTGGTGAGAAATTACACTTTACCTGCTAATAGTGGTAAGACAATCCAAGTTCCAATTTACCCAACTGTGTCAGCAACGGCACCAGGTGAAAATGCGGACTTCAGTTCAACAACTATTTCTACTTCAGTAGCAAACTTGACTGTTTTAGAAAATGGTATTATGACAACACTAACTGACTATGCGATGAATGTTTCAGAATCAGATGTGGTAAGAGATTTAGGTAAACTTTTTGGTGAAGCAATCGCTAGAAAAATTGACACAGATCTTACAGCACTATTTGGTGGATTTACTAATACAGTAGGTGGAGCGGCGACATCAAATGTTATGTCAGCAGACTTCATTTTCCAAGCAGTAGCTAAATTAAGAGCAACAGGTGTTCCAGCAACGGATCTAGCCTGTGTATTACACCCTAATGTGGCATATGACCTTAAGAAAGGTTTAACGAACACATTTGCTAACCCTAATCCAGGTGTTGGTAATGAAGCATTAGTATCAGGCTATGTTGGATCTATCGCAGGAGTTCCTGTGTATGAAACATCAAATATGGCTGACTCATCAGGTAACTTACCAGGAACAACTGGTGATTACAAAGGTGCAGTATTCCATAAAGATGCTTTAGGTCTAGCGATGTTACAGGATCTTAAAATTGAAACTCAGAGAGATGCAAGTTTAAGAGCAACTGAAATCGTAGCAACAGCAGTATATGGTGTTGGTGAATTACACGACTCTTATGGTTGTGAAATTGAAGCAGACTCATCAATCCAGGATGCATAATCCTAGATAGTGGAGCAACGACAATAAACAATGTGGGTGGGTGTTTTATACACCCACTCGTATAAACAGGAGAAACACAGATGAGCAACTATTCAACAGATGCAGACATACTAGAATATGAACCTAACATCAAAGATTATGGTATCATAGACTTCAGTCTTTATCACACAAAAACAACAGCTGACATACAAAGGCTATTGAGGATTGAGTGGTGGCCTCGTGTTAGCTCATATTCAGGTGTGAGCAGACATTTCAACAATGTAAATTTAGAAATGGTCACAACAAAATTAACAGCCGCACAGTTCACAAGGGCGGCAGTATATCACACATTGGCATACTACATACTACCACAGCTGACACAACATTCAGCGGAACCAGACAGATTTAGAATGATGATGGACTACTACAAGTCAGCATTCAGAGAAGAATTAGATTTCATCCTACAGGATGGTGTCAAGTATGACTTTGATGGCGATGGCACAGTGGAAGATCACGAACAACAACCACAACACTTTAACAGATTGGTAAGATAATATGTCTGTTAGAGAGGATATAGCCGCAAACATAGTCCAAGCACTACAAGGGATAACAGATCCCAATGTGGTATTGGTTTCAAGGAATCCCATAGACATATCAACCCTATCCATAGCACAATATCCTGCTATCATAGTTAGAACAGCAGAAGAGGACAGAGAAGATGCCGCTTTTGGTTCAGCTGGTGTTAGGTTTGGAACGATCAATTATGTCATACAAGGTTATGTTAGGGCGGAGAGCTCTGCAACAAGTGTGAACAACAACATTGACACACAAAAGAACAAAATGGTTGAAGCAATTGAAGAGAAGTTGGAAGAAGATCGTAAGAGAAACTCCTTGGCAATGAACTCATTTGTATCAAACATAGCCAGCGATGATACTGCATTGTATCCACTAGGCAGAGTAGATATAACATACACAGTTCAATATAAATATACACGAGGAACCAATTAATATGGCAAAAAGATTAGTATATAAAGATGGTAAAGAATTTGCTTGTCAGCATATGCGACAAGTGAACGAGATGGTAGAGCAAGGGTGGTCAACACATCCAGATCAACCAACTCAAAAAGTTTCTGCAAAGGCTAAAAAGAAGTCAGCAAAGGTCAAAGCTCAAGCAGAAGTAATCCCAACTGATTCACCGTTCAACGATGGTGAACCAATCAACATAGATCAAGCTGACAATAACACGGAGGAATAACTATGGCAAATTACACTGGCCACGATGGAGTGGTAAAGTTTAATGACACAGATGCAGGTATTGGTGGTTTGAATCCAATTGGAAACCTAAGAAGTTTTTCAATTGAACAAACACAAGATGTAATTGAGACGACAGCAATGGGCACAGCAAACTTAAGAACTTACAAACCAGGCTTATCAACTTTCACTTTTTCAGGTGATGTATTCTTTGATGAATCAAATGTTATACAGAATGCAATTGATGATTTGGTTACTAAGACAGGCGAAGGTTCAGAGGCAACATTTGAAGTCTATCCAGCAGGCGAAGATTCAGGAAGAAGAAAATTATCAGGATCAATGATAATCACATCTTTTTCAATCACATCATCAGTAGATGGTATGGTAGAGGCTTCATTTGCGGCTCAAGGCACTGGTGCTTTAACAGTAGCGACTGTATAATCTAATAGGTGTTATATGATCCTAAATATTAGAGTCAAAAGTTCTTTTGATGCGGACAAACTGAGCCGTCAGGTAAAGAACCTCTTAGATGATTTTAAGACTAAGACATACAATACGGCAAGGTCCTTAACACCTGTTAGGAACGGATTCGCTAAGAGGCAATGGAAGCAGAAATCTACTTCTAAAGGCTTCAAAGTGACCAACGAAACACCGTATATTCCTTTCTTAGACCAAGGTTCATCAAGACAAGCACCTAAAGGAATATCAAAACCCACAGTCAGGATATTGACTGGTTATGTAAAAAATAAAACTAGGAGGATTAAACGATGACTAGCACGGACAAAAAGACACAATCAGCTATAGAGATAGCAAAAGGACACTTCAAGGAAAAACTTGGGGGAGACCTTATGAAATATCATAGTGATGATTGGGGTATTGACATATACTACAGAGCAACAAACAGTTTGAGTGTTGAAAACAAGATTATGTCATTACAACAACAAGGAAAAACAGCAGAAGCTCTTGTAGAAAGTGTGATTCTTAAGGCTATGGATAAAGATGGTAATCTGTTATTCAAAGGCACAGACAGACCAACTTTCATACACGAAGTTGACCCAAGTGTTATCATAAAGATAGCTACAAA